GGCACATTATCAGGATTAACAAGAGGTGCGTTAGGTACAACCGCTGCAATACATTCATCAGGTGCAACTGTAACCGATGCATCTAATTTCTTTGCATGGAATGCTGCAGCATCAGGAGACGTTGTAACAGCACCAGGCTTATGGTCACTAGATAATTTTGGTAATAAACTTATTGCAACAATTAATGGTGGAGAAAGTTTTGAATGGGATTCAAATCCAACAACAGCTAATAATACTAGAGCAACTATTATAACAGGCGCACCAACTGCATCTGCGTTTAGTTTAGTATCAACACCAGATAGACACTTAATATTTTTTGGAACAGAAACTACAATTGGAACTAAATCTACACAGGATCCTATGTTTATAAGATTCTCGTCTCAAGAAGATATTAATACTTATACACCGAGTGCTACTAATACTGCAGGTACACAAAGACTTGCAGATGGATCTAAAATTGTTGGAGCAATCAGAGGTCGTGATGCAATTTATATTTGGACAGACAGTGCATTATTTATTATGCGTTTTGTTGGTCCACCATTTACATTCTCATTTCAACAGGTTGGTACAAACTGTGGATTGATAGGACAGAATGCAGCTGTTGAAGTTGACGGTACAGCATATTGGATGTCAGAAAATGGTTTCTTTAGATACACTGGTAAACTAGAATCATTACCATGTTTGGTTGAAGATCATGTTTACGATGATATTAATACAATTCCAAAACAACATATTAATGCAGGATTAAATAATTTGTTTGGTGAGGTTATGTGGTTCTATCCAAGTTCTGGATCAGGAACAGTAAATCGAATGGTTGCATACAATTATCTAGACTCAAGCAACGAGCGACCAGTGTGGACTAGTGGTACATTAGCAAGATCTGCTTGGCAAGATTCTGCTGTATTTGGTAAACCTCATGCAACAGAATATGATTCAACTGCAGAAACATCTGACTCGGATGTTAATTATGTCCACGGTAATAGTGATGGTGCAACAACTTATTATGAACATGAGACAGGTTTAAATCAAGTTAAGTTAGGTCAAACAACTGCCATAACATCAAACATACAATCTGGAAATTTTGATATTGGTTCACAAGGACTACAAGGTGATGGTGAGTTTATGATGAAAATAAGAAGAGTGATACCAGACTTTTTATCACAAACAGGTGATGCAAGAGTCACATTAAATTTAAGAGATTTTCCAAATGACACATTAGCTAGTTCTACATTAGGTCCTTTTACAATAACATCAGGTACACAAAAAATTGACACTAGAGCAAGAGCTAGAGAGATATCTTTAAAAGTAGAAAATACTAGCACTAGTCAGTTTTGGAAACTAGGTACATTTAGAATAGACTATCAACCGGATGGAAGAAGATAATGGCAGGAATATTAGATATAATTAAACCACAAATAAATTATACAAAATCAGGAAAACAAGATATTCCTAACACACCTTTACAAATTGATTCAGAAATAATAGATGTAATTTTAAAATTAGATATACCTTTTAATGATAAAATAACTCTTATAGGAGATTATGAACGTCGTAAAGGTAGAGATCAAATATTTTTAGATGATCAAGAATTATTTGTAGGAGAAGGTGGAGAAAGAATTCGTAACCTTGGATTAGGATATAATCTAGGTGGAGAAGGTTTAAGTGGCTACGGTAAGTACAATGTAGACACGGGAGAAACAGAAGGTGGTATTCAGTTTTTAAAAAAATTTTATATAGGAGGATTAGTATAATGGCAAGAATAATACAATCATTAACACAACCAAATGAGGAGTATGATCAACAGATACAACAATCATTTGTTAGAGATGTAGATAGCATTGTGCAAAAATTAAACACTACCTATCAACAAGATTTAAAAGACGAAGCAGAAGCGGAGGCATATTTCTTTGGCTAATTCATTTGTAAATAAAAAAGTAGATTTGACTACAACAAGCGCTACAACATTGTACACTGCACCAACCGCTGCAACTTCTATTATAAAATCTATATTAGTATCTGAAGACTCTGGTAATGCAGACACTATAACAGTTACTATTACAGATACATCAGATGCTATATTTAGTCTTTTTAAGACGAAATCTATATCAGCAAATGGTACAACAGAACTATTATCAGCGCCTTTAATACTACAGGAAAGTGAAGTACTAAAAGTGACTGCGGCTACGGCCAATAGACTACATGTAGTCCTCTCAGCTTTAGAATCTAAACCTAGAGAAGTTACAACATAGTCTTGATTTACTTGTTAAAAACAAGTATTAGTATAAATTCAGGTGAAATACCTGCCTAAATAATATAAACAAAATTTAACATATATGATTACAAGATCTCAAATGCGAAGACAACTACGTGCACAAGGTGGCATTATGAATGTAGCACCTAGAGAAAAGTTTGGTCTTGGTAGTAAAATAAAAGACAGGTTTAGAAAACTTTTACCTAATGAATTGGCAAATATTGCAGTTAAAGCTGCACCGTTCGTTGCACCATTTAATCCTGGTATTGCAGCAGCGATGAGAGGTATAGGTAGATTTGATCAAAGAGGTAGTATTAGTGATGCACTTAAACAAGGGCTTGGAACTTATGTTGGAGGACAAGGTCTTAGAATGTTAGGTGGAGCAGGGCCACAACAAAATTTTTTTGGAACAGCAGGTGATAGATTTACCTCTCCGCTAAATTCGTCAAGAACAACATCATTAAAAAATTTATTTAAAGGTGGAGAAAAAGATTCAACAAATCTTAAAAAAAGCACTTTTTTTGACGATGCTACAGTAGAGGGTATACCTAATTCAGAAAAAATAATAACAAAACCTACCTCTTCGTTATCAGGTTTTCAAACTAAAGTAAGAGACGCAACAGGATTATTTAAAGAAGTTCCAATACTAAAAGATTTACCTTCATTAGTACAACAACAAATATTAGTTGGTGGAGCAACTAGTGCAGCAACATATCTTTATAGTGCTTTTATAGCAGAAGAGCCACCGCAAGATGAAGGTGAGACTAGGGAAGAATACATGGAGAGAAGAAAAGTAAATGTTGGTAAAAAAATGAGATCATACTTTGATAACTATTTTAAATTTGATAAAGAGTATTCTTCATTAGATGATGCAGGCAAAGATGCATTTGTTGCAAGATACAATATGATGTCAGGTGGACGTGCCGGTTATCAAACGGGTGGTATTACTATGGCAAATACACTTGCAGAAAACATGAGACGTAATTTAGCAAATCAACAAGCAGTCGCACAACAGTTTCAAGCAGCAAGAAGCAGGCTACCAGGTTATGTTGCACCACAGAGAATAGCTGCACCCACACCAACACCTATAGAACCTGATATGCCAATAGGTAAATTTCCAACGCCTCCAGGTGGAGATGTTCAACCTATGCTACCAGTAATGCCAGATCAACCAGGTTTATTTCCACAACCGCCTAAAAAAATAATTCAACCTATAGAACCACCTAAAAAAATAATTCAACCAGGTGGACCAGCAGATGATATGATGTTTACAAAACAACCTGTAGCACCAGATCCAAATACACCAATAGAAAAATTAATTGATGAACCTATAGATGAAATCGACATGACAACACCACCAGGTACACCTTCTGGTGATGGCGCACTAACAGTTATGCCACAATACAACGACCCTTTACCTCAAGATCAATTAATGGCAGGGTTTAAAGAATATGTAAAAAACAATCCATACAGCGGTGCAGGAACAACAGCTATGATTCCAGTTACATTACCAGGTGGATATAGTTATGATTTTAGAGGTAGTCAAGAAGCAAATGCTTTTCGTAAATATCTAGAATCTATTGGACAGGAACCTTATCAAGGTAGAAGACAACCTGGGGATCTAGCTAAAATAGGTTTTCCAAACGAAGATTTAAGAAAAATTACTAGTGATGGCAGCGGACTAGCTAAACTAGCAAGTGGCGGTATGCCTATGGGTGAACCTAGAGTCAATCAAGGTGGTATTACAGAATTAGATTACAGAGCTAAAGGTGGATTTGTACCAGTTGGTATAAAAGAAAAAGCAGATGACGTTCCAGCAATGTTATCAAAGAATGAGTTTGTATTTACAGCAGATGCTGTAAGAGGAGCAGGCAATGGAAGCATTGAAAATGGAG